GGCTTATAACCCCTCATTTCTGAGAGGCTGTTGTGCCGCCGCTTGGAATCGAACCAAGAACCAACTAACCGAAGTCAGGTGCTCTACCAATTGAGCTACAGCCGCATTGCATTGTCTAGCAGGTTATCCTCGAGTTTAGTCACAATCTCGAGCCAAGTTAATTGTCGTGCATTTCGGCAGTTTCTTTCATCACTGCTCCCCTGATGCTGGTTTAAGGCTTCCCAGTGCCTTGTGTTCAATCAGTTCCGTATTGCGTAAAGCGTTACCGCGAAAGCTTGAACATCTGTAATCTAATACAGATTAAAGATTTTTGTCAAGCGGGTTTAAAAGTCTCGAGCTTGAATGCTCAAAATGGGTCAGGCTTCAATTGTTGCGGGTTGGCACTCTCGAGCGCTGGGTGTTGGGGTGTTCTAACCCTCGAGCGACCTTGGAAGCGTCTTAAAAACGATTCTACGCGATGCGATAAATTAAAGCTGTTATACACGCGAATCTCGAGCGTCTAGGGGCATCACAGCAAACACTCGAGGTTTACGCCTCGAGTGTCAAACTTTTTTGTGTGCTGCTATTTTCGGATTTTAACATCCCCCCGAGCCACCGCCCGAACTAATTCGGTCAGGCTCGAGAATCCCGTGCGCTCCAGGATCGCTGTTTTCTCGATCTCCGAGAGGTACACCTGCACGGGTTTGCGTTGCTGCTCGAGCGGGACTGGAGGCAGTGATTTACGTCCGCCGTTGCGTCCATGCTCGAGCAATGCACGAAGTTGTTTTTCAGTCGGTTGTTTTTTTGCGGTAATTTGGGTGGTGTTCATTGCGTTTCTCCGATGGACTGCCCCGCTCGAGGTCGGTTGGAACTTTCTTTCGATTACGCGAATGTCGCAATTCGCGTAAGTTCATTTGGGCTGGCTCCCTCGATGAGCTTTTCGATGAGATTTTCGATATAGTATGAGAAATCGCCGTCAGCCCAGTACGCACTTGGGGTAGATTCATACATTTTTTTTCCGTTTGGGTTCTCGTCTGATAGAATGGAATCTATCAGAGGGTCGCCGCGCACTGCGGCGTAGACGATGGGACGTTCGTATTCCGCAATTTCGTTCCCGATTTCAAAACCGTGAACGAAAACCAATTTTCCATCACGTTCTTCAACGCCGTAACGGTAACCATGTGGTTGCTCGCTGATTGCACGAAGATCTTCATTACCAAGGATGTTCGAGATTGCGGCGTGGGCTTCGCGTTGAATTTCTGTCATTATATTTTGATTCATGATTTTCTCTTTTCTGGCAGGCTTTACGCCGTCTGCCAGGGCTGGGATTTTATTTTTCTTCTTTTTGAATTTTTTTCAGGGCAGTGATTTGCCCTTCGGTCCCCTCGAATGCCATCCCTGCGATACGAGGGTCTGCGCCTCGAGCGATGAATTCACTCCAGTTCTCGAAATTCGCCCCTGCTATGATTTTTTGGGCGAATTTCGCGGCATTTCCTGTGAGTGGGGTTTCTGTTTTCGTGGTAAATATTCCGTCTACGATTTCTACGTCGGCGATGTACCAGTCTGCTGTGCGAGTGCCTTGGTAGTGGGTGATTACGATCATTTTGTTTCTCCTACCCTCGAGTGCTGCCAGGTCTCTGGTCAGGTGGTATCTCGGTGGTGAGGTAATACTAATCCTGTTATCCGTTTTTTGTCAATACCCTAAACGGCTTAATCAAACCTTAATATTCCGATTTAGCTATTGCAATCAATCGGTTAAACAAACACATCCAAGATACCACACGCACCACTCGGAAAAAGAGAACGAAAATGAAACGACACATCCAAAAACGAATTGGTAACACAGAAAAATGGAAAACTCGAGGACACGCACAAACACTAGAAGAAGCGATCAAACAAACAAAATAAGCAAAAAGCCCCTGCTCGAAAATCTCGAGCAGGGGCGCACAGAAAGGGAAAAAATGAAAACTACTACTGTAGCATGAGTAAAACCGAATTCGACAAACTCGAACAAATGATCCTCGATAAAATTGAAACTCTCGAGGATGGAAACGAAAAAAACGAGTACAAACACATCCTCGAGAAAATCACGAAAGCGAAACTAAAAATCTTGTTCAAATAAAAGAAAGCCCCGAGAAATCGGGGCTTTTCAGTCGCTCGAGAAACCGATTTACGAACCATTCCACGTTTTAACAATCGCATCTCGAGGTGGGTTTACTCGAATGCCATGTCCACACGCAAACTTTTCAGAGAGCGGCAAGCTCGAGTCGTAAGGTCGATCCACCAAGAACGTGCCGTTTGGTCCAACAACCCGAAACTTTTGGCTGTACGGTATCGTCTGACCTTCAAGCGCATCATGCCAACTTCGGTGCTCGTGCCGCGCTGCCAGCCGCACCCAGGTTTTAAGCAACTCGAGCGTTTCACCGTCCACATTCACAGCGCTCGAGTTTTGCGCCATGTCCGCAATCCCCTGCTGTACTCCCCAGCGTGTTGCGAACCCCGCACCTCGAGCGATTGCGGCAGTGTTCCCGAGTCCAGCACTCGCAAGACGGTCTGTGGCGATTGTGGATTGTGCGGCAAGGTTTGAGAGCACGGCTTTGTTTGTGATTCGCAACTCTGGAAGACCTGATGCTCGAGCGACCCTGTGCAACACGGTTTCAAACTCGAGTGCGGTGCGTGGCGGTTTGATGCCGAGCAGTCCAAGCCCAGTCCACAACGCACCGGACAAGTGCGCCCGCAAATGTGTTTCAAGGGTCGCTCGAGTCAACTCAGATTGTGTTTTTGCGCTCGAGATGACATTAAAAGCTCGATTCGTAAGCTCGAGAATCAAGGCTGAAAGGAATAATTCGGTGGCTCGAGGTCGCATTATTGCCCAGTTGGTGGCGTTGGTTGTTGTGTTGGCAAACCAGATTGCAATGACGCGCTTTCAGTCATGATTTGCGCCGCGATAACCGCCGCTTGCTCTTTGGTGTATCCAAGCTCGAGCAATGACGCTTCAATGCTCATCATGTTGCTCGAGACGGCATTTGCCAGACTGTCACGCAATTTATTGGGGTCGCCAATACCTCGATCCTCAAATGCTTCACGTTTTAAGGCTTCGCGTTCTGCTTGTGGGTCGGTCACACGTTGGCTGGCAAGCATGGCGGATTCTCGAGACAGTAAACCCGCCTGGTGCATTTCGATCAAAACCCGAATTTCATCGGCATCAACGAACATGATTTCGGGTGTGATGCTGACCATTGGGCGCTACCTTCAAAATGTGCCGCAAGTTTCACCAGCGCACCAAACAACCAACGGTATGCAGCCTCAAGCGCCTTGACTGTCACCCTGACACTCGAGCGAAAATCATTCAAAGCTTGGATTCTCGAGCGCCCACTCGCACCCGCGTCGTTGCCCATGAGCACGTGCAGTTGCTTGAATTCTTTGTACAACGCAGCTTCAGTATGCGCTAGGGTCTCAACAAACGTTGTGACCTGCACGGGTAAGCGGTCATGCTGACTCGCGGGCGTTGTTGTCCAAGTTCCATCTGGTAACTGCACTTGTGCGGGTGCGATGAAATTCTTGATCGCGGGACCGGATTTCATGCCAACAATTTTCCGAATCTTCTGCCCTGGGTTGTTTGGATCGTCAATTTCAACAAATGGCAGTTCGCCGTTCAGGATTGTGCTTTCAATGAATCCAGCAACGTCAACGTTTTTGCTCATCATCGTTAACGTTTTGTTAACCAGTTTTTGCAAGCTCACGATTTGCGGTGTCACCAATGCCATGCAATTGATTTCGTAGATTAGAAACACGCCCTCAAGCGGGTATTTTGCAGTGTTAAAACCATTTTGTGTTTCAACTTCTATCAGTGTGTTTTGACCCTCGAGCGTTTGAATCTCGAGCCGTTTGGTTTCGGCTAAGGTGGTCTCGTCAACATCGAGGAATGACAGGTAAGCCGTGTGCGGGTCGTCGTTCATGTCCAAGAGCACGCCCGCCGTGGTTGGGCTTGGGCTGGTGATGCCAATGCGTGCCATGACATTCTTGAGTTCACCTCGAGTAATCAACGGTTGCCCATTCTCTATGATTTGACTGCTCGAGCTTGGAATGTACAGCCTGAGCACTCCACGACCCGTTGCAATCGCACTGGTGACAGCTTTGATGATGTTGTCATTCAATTTTCTCGAGTCCATCCAGTTCGTGATCGCGGCGTTGACCAAGCGAATTCGTTTGTTTTCATCATCGCTCGGCTGTTCGGGCTGCCCGTCTGCGCCGATGCCCAATTCTCGAGTGATGGTCATGGTGATGTTTGGTTCGACACTGACCGCGTTGACATGTCTCGAGACGCACTCAGCAATCAAGTTCTGTGAGATGAACGTGCGTTCAATCTCTGCCAGCACGTTATTGACCAAACTCGCGGTTTCATCGGTGATTTTGGGGCGTGGTCCAAGCCAGCCCGCATTTTTTTGCCAGTGGTCGCCTGCCAGGAACGCGGTCACGCTTTGAACATGCGGCGAATTCCATGCTTGTGATTTCGTAATTTTTTTCTTGATAATCTCGAGCTTTTCAGGGCTGGGCATGTCTTTAATCTACTACAGATTAAAGATTCTCGAGTTTTACCCCCACGCTTCTTGGGAATGTGTTCTTGGGGGTGGCGGTGGCGGTGGTTGTGCGGCAAGGGTTGCAAAGTATCGCGCTGCGTCAAGAAGGTGGTATGTGCTTTTATCTTCAATCTCGAGTGTCGGTTCGTCGTTCTCATCAAGCACTCGAGCGTAGGTTTGAATTTCTTCAATCAATTCGGTGCAATTGTCCATGATTTTGATCTGATTATTTTTGATCATGGCATAAAGTCGGTCAATGCCAACCTCAACACTGGAGACGGTCGGTTGCAGCACGGTCAAACCTGCCGCCCGCATCTCGAGCCGTTTGTCATCTTCGCTCGGAGCGCCGCCAACCGCTCGAGGCACGCCAATCTCTCCTTTTAGAAGCTGCGCCGTGTGCTCTTTGGCGGTTCGTCCGCCAGCGTGATATTCCGCATAAACAATCCATTCTCGAGCCACGGGTTCAAATGCGACTTTGATCGCTGCGGTATTGACCCCGCCAAAGTCCATGCCAATGATTCTCGAGCGCCATGTTGCTGGAATTGGAAAAGCTGGAATGACATGCCTGTTTTTATCAAAGCAATCGTAAATCATGCCTGCTGGTCGTTCAAAAAGTCCTCTGTAGAACATATTGAACTTCCATTTTGGCAGTGTTTTCTTGGCTTGTTTGTACTCCTGCACTGGGAAAGCTGGGTTATCGATGCTGCGAAAGTTGACCACATCGACATTCACACCGTCAACCAAGTCTACAAGGTCTTTTAACCAACCCAAGGTGTATGGCGTGGTTGTGATAAGCGTGCGCCCCTGATTCAACGCCAAACGCCTGTCAATGGCTTGCTTTGACCCAAGTTTGAATTTCTTTTGCCCAGCCTCATCCAACCAAGCGCCTTTTGCGGTGGCAGACTCGAGACTTTCAGGGTCTTGGGCGTGACCGAAAAAGATTTGAGTTGGCACTTCAGGATCATGCCGATCACCAAAAAGCCGTTTAGAACCACTTTCAGAAAACACAAACTTGCGTGTTGGGCTACCCGTATAGCGCCCAAGCTTCATTTGCTTAACAAATAGCCGTTTGAACTCTGGTAACAATTTCAACTCGAGCAGCGGGAATGATGGCGTGCAAACAATGTAATCCCCAGGTCCTCGGTCTTTAATCTCGAGTAAAAACCAGAGCGGACCAAGTGAGGTTTTACCGCTTTGCGTTCCTGCCAGAACGATCACAGTTCTGGCTTTGCTGGTGAGGGCTTTCATCTGCCCAGGGTGCAACGCCCATTGCAATTGCTCACCTTGCATTTGGATAAAGTCACTCATCGTCTATGCCGTCAATATCCGCTCTTGGTGCGGCTGGCACAATGTTAATCCCAATCACAAGCGGCGTGCCATCCGCATTCTCGAGGCTCACGCGGTCGGAGAACAACTTCTGATGCTTGCCCAGCATCTCGAGCGCGGCTTTGGCATCGTACAATTCGACTTCAAGACCGCGCTCGGTCTGTTTGAGTTTGCGAATCAGGTGCAATTGTCCAGCTTTTTCGGCTTTCACCAAATC